CGTAGCGGGTAACAATCTTGATGCCTTTGCACGTCAGATGAAACTTACCAAGAAAGAAGCCTCCGAACTCTTCAACACTCGTCCTGAAGAGTTCTTCCTTCGCTTTTCTGAAAGTATAAAAGGACTCAATGCCGAGCAAACGGCAGGAGTGTTGAAAAGCCTTAAACTCAACACTCAAGAAATACAGAAAACATTAGGTACAGCAGGAAATAATGCTGACCGCTTCCGTCAGCTGATGAACCTATCGGGTACAGCTATGCAAGAGAGTACTTCTATACAGAACGAGTTCAACAAGGTAAACGAGAATACAGCAGCTATTTGGGAGAAAATAAAGAAAGTTTTTGCCGAATCCTTTACTTCTGATACAATGAGCCAATGGTTTGGAGGTTTTATAAAGTTGCTCGGTTGGTTTACAGGCGTAACCTCTCAAGCAGGTGACGGCGTGAAGGCGTTCCGTGAACGCATTGCTTTCTTGATGAAAACCATAGTGGTATGTACCACTGCCTTTATAAGCTACCGCGCCGCTGTATATCTTTCCTATATCGTCACCAAAGCTGCTTGGAAACAGACAATATTATACAATGCAGCTATGAAAGTGGCTAACGCTACTACCGCTTTATGGAAAGGGACTATATTACTTCTTTCAGCTGCTAAGGCTACCCTTACAGGTAACACAATTAGGGCAACAGCCGCAATGCGTACTTTCAACATTGTCACCAAGATGAACCCTTGGGGATTACTATTAGGAGCTATCACAGCAGTGGTAACAGCTCTTGTACTCTTCTCCAACAAGCAGAAAGAAGTAAACCTACAGCTCAAAATACAAAACGATGCTATCAAAGAAGCAAATGTACAAACTGCCGCTCAAGAACACCATTTGCGACAGTTGCTCAAAACCGCTAACGATACCAACAAGAGTTATACTGAAAGAAAAAAGGCAGTAGATGAGCTTAATCGCCTTGTACCTCAATACAACAAACAGCTTACTGTTGAAACTGCTAATACTGACAAAGCAAAACAAGCTCTTGATAGATATATTGAGAGTATCAAAGCGGCTGCTCGTGAAAAATACTTAAAAGCACTTGTAGACCAAAAAGCAGAGGCACTTGCAAAAGCTGAATACTCATCTTTAGAAGAAAATATAGCCTGGTATGAACGCACTTGGAATGCTGTTAAAAACATAGGTAATCCTATAGGCTCAATGGCTGATGATTTGGCAACTGCTAATAAGAATAAGATTCAAAATGTCAAAAAAGCAGGTGAAGAGCTAAAAACAGCTACCGATTTACTCATAAAACAACAAGAAGAAAATGCTAAAAAAGGTGTAGTGGTAAGCGATGACAATGTAACTCCTATTACCTCTACAGATAGTCCAAACTCAAAAACAAAAGATAAAGACTACACCGATGACTATCGCAATGCCAATAAGGCGCGCTTGGCTGCCGAGCAAAAACTCCAAAAAGAAATCACACAGGGTTTAGAGGAAAACCTCGACAAACAGCTGGCTCTTACCGAGCAAAAGTATAACGACAAGCGGTTCAAGCTACAACAAGAAAACGCGGACTTAGAGCAGGACATTCTAAAGCTAAAAACAGAAGCAAAAGGCAATAATGACCCAAATCTATTAAAAACAATCCAAGAAAAACGCAAATTGCAAGAACTCAACAAGCAAATAGCCGTTGAATACGAAAAGCAAGAACAAGCCGAACTCGCTCAAGTACGCGAAAAGCATAGTGCCAAAGAGGTAGAACGCACCCTCAAAGAGATGAACGACTGCCTCGCCGTTAAAAAGCGCGAAAAAGCAGAGGAACTTCTGTTTATTCAGGATTTGGACACTGCCAAGGAAGCACTACGCGGACAGATTTCTGATAAAGAACTCTCGCATATCCAAACCTTAGAAGAGGCTAAAAAAGCTCTCCGTCGTAAAGCTGATGAGGAGATTTTGAAAGAAAGTCTTGCCAGCTTCGAAGCTCAGAAAAAACTCCTAATGGATTACCTCCAAACCGTTACTGGTGAAGCTAAAGACAAGCTTATAGAAGATATTCAGAAGGTGGAAGAGCAGATGACTAAGGTAAAAGAGCAAATCGATGGTTTAAAGAATCCTACAACAGAAGATCCTCAAGCAGGTTCAGAACTCCAAAGGGTAGATGTATTAGGTTTTACTGCCGCCGAATGGGAAAATGTGTTTGCCAACCTCGATAACGTTCACGCACGCTTTCGAGCGGTGGAAATGGGCATAGGAGCAATGAATAATGCTTTTAGTTTGTTTTCACAGTTGCAGGAAAATTTGAATGCCCGTGAGTTGTCCAAATACACCGCCAACCAACAGAAGAAAAAACAAGCCCTACTCGACCAACTCAACCAAGGCTATATTTCACAAGCGCAATATCAGAAGGAAGTGCAACGCTTAGATGAGGAAGCTGAAAGCAAGAAAAAGGAACTTGCCCTCAAGCAGTTTAAAACGCAAAAGGCAGCTAATATGCTCAACATCATTGCCAACACCGCTATGGCAGTAATGCGTGCCTATTCAGATGCAGGACCCTTTGCAGGTACAGCACTTGCCGCTATTGTAGGCGCAATAGGTGCAGTACAATTGGGAATTGTAGCAGCACAACAGCCACCAAGCTATGCAAGGGGCGGTTATACCAAGGGCTTAGGTTTTACTGATGAAACAGGCTACGAAGTAGCAGGCGTAGTACACGGCAAGGAATATGTAACTCCTGAGTGGTTATTAGCGGACCCTCAGGTTGCTCGCGTTACCGAGTGGATAGAAGCCAAGCGCACTGGAAAGGCACAAAACACCTATGCTACTGGCGGAGAAGTAGCCTACTCGTCAGAACAAGTAGAGCAGTCCGATAAATCCGACAAGTCCAATTCATTATATCAGTCCGACAGAGAGCTCCGAAGTACCCTCACCCAGCTGAATACAACTCTTGATCGCATTGAAAAGAATGGAATAGATGCTTACGTAATTGCTGATGCTAAGAATGGGAGAGAAATGCAACGCGCAATTAAAGAATATGAGAATATCAGAGAAAAAAATAGAAGATAATGAATATACAAATTCCTCAAACATATAGTGATTTAACTGAAGAGCAGCGTAAAAAGCTATGTTATACACTTCTAACTTCAATGAATGTAGAAAATTCATCAGATTCGGATATTCCTTTTTGCATTATAAAACTCCTACTTTCACACTTGCCAAAGCGTACTCAACAAAAAGTACTAAATGAAGTACCTTTCTCCACTCTTTGGCAATATGCAGAGCCATTTCTCTCTACTGAGAAGCTATACCATTTTCCTTACATCACGAAAATGGTTGCCCCTGCACCTCGTTTGGCAAATCTTACTATCAAGCAGTTTTCTGTAGCTGATAGCATCTATTATCGCCTGCGCTTGTCACAATTTAAAGACGAAACACTTTTGCGCCAACTTACTGCCTCCCTCTATTGTTTTAAAGACAAGCCTTTTGATATATTGGAGCTTCCTCAAGTAGCTGAGCAAACCGATAAGGAGGATATTAAAACAGCCTATGAAGTAGCCTTTGCCTATACCTGTTGTAGGGAGTATATCATCAGTAAGTTTCCCAAGGTGTTTTCCTCTCCCAACCCCTCCAAAAGAGAGGAGAAACCCATCTTTAGAAAAGAAGCTACTTATACGCCATTTTCAAAGATTATCAGCGTAATGGCTATGGATCAGCATCAGCCGTTAGGAAATTGGCACCAGTGCAATGCTACACGTGTCTATGATTTCTTTGAAGTTCTTTCCGAATCAATGTTGCAAGCAGAACAGAAAGCAAAAAACAATTAACAAATAATATGTATCTACAGTTAAAAAAATACTTCGGTGATTTAGCAGACCAAAACGTTCACATCAACGACAAAGTAGGCTATTTCTCCCGCGAAATCGCCGAAAAAGAACGCTCTTTTCACGGTATTGCCTCGCCTTTTTTAGCAATTTATGACTATGAATTGGGGTTAGATGGTGGCGAGCTGAACACTATGGGTAGGCGTAAGCTCACCTTTTCCATCATCTATGCCAATGCGCCTCACGACAACTTTGAGGCGCAGCAAGAGCTGATAAGCAAAGCCGAAGCAATTGCCTTGCAATTTCTTTCGCGAATACGTTGGGATAACCACAAAAAGGGGCATTTTCTATATAATTCTTTTGAAAAGGATTTGACGAAAATTTACCCTGTGGAGGACCCTCAAGCGCACTTCTTTGGTGTAGATGTAGAAGTACACTTTAAGAACCCCACACCACTTATTGTTAAACAAGAAGATTGGAAAGTACCAGTAGGATGTAAGTAATGATGAACGATGAAAAAGAAATAGGGAATAAAGCAGCAGCAATGTTGCAGAGTGCGCTAAGGAGCGAGACGAGCAGGTTTGGCAAGCACGTTCGTGGCGATAAAACCGCTCTACAGAACGCCCAAGCTAAACCCCGCTTTCGCATTTCTAAGCGTATTGACGGTACAAAACAGCAATATCTCAAGGGCATTGCTATTGTGATGGGCAAACACGGCTTCGTATATCATTATGGTATTGAGCAGGGCAGGTTGCGCAAGGCACACGAGCGCACGCGCCATAGACCGAAAGAAACGAAGTACCGTGTGAATGCTCACAGCTATCGCAAGGGGCAACCTAAGCGTCCATTCATTCAGAGGGTAGTGGACAACAGCCGTGCGGTGGAATACTTAGCTACTGAGATTGCACAAGTGCGCGGTGAGGAGATAGTAACCTACTTAGCGAGAGGCTTGGAGGATAAGGTCTGAATAGTCGGCAGGTAGTTCAGCGTCAATATCACGCAGGTACTTATCGAGGGCAGTAATGGTTGTGTGTCCCGTTATAAGCATCAGTTGGCTTTTAGTCTCGTGTGGGGTGAGTGTTTTGCGCAACTGGCGATAGAGTTTGGTGATAAAGGTATGTCGGAATGAGTAAATGCCGTATTCGCTACCCATACCAAACACTTCTTTTACTCTTTTAAACCGCTTGCTCCAATAGTCACGCTTGTTAGACTCATTTGTTTCCCAACTTCCCACGCCTTGGGGTGCAAATAAAAAGTAATTAGGATTTGTACCTTTGAGGTGTTCTATTTCTTTAAAGAGGAGTTCGGGTATGATTTTTGTTTTTTGTAGTTGGTTTTTAGCATTTACTACCAGCTGGCGTTCTTCAAAATTAATGTCTTTTATCTGCAATGCCAAAATTTCTCCAATCCGGCATCCGGTTTTAAAAAGTAATTTGTTGATTAGTAAAAAGTCCGTATGATGAAAATGATTTTTTTGGCAATGAAGACGAAGATG